GGTTAGGATTCCACGTTGCTCCGTAGCCTTTTTGAAACGCTTAGCCAGCCACTCATTCTGTTGAATGGTAAACAATACTCGACTGTAAATGATTCGAGCTTGGTCAGTTGATGACGCTAGAGAAATGACTTGAGCACCTTGGTTATGTAAGAGCAGACCATAGATTCCCAGAATCGCACCTAACAAACTCTTGCCATTCTGGCGACCCATAGAAACAATAATCTGGCGGTAACGTAACTGGTTAGGGTACTTAGGATGTGTGCCAGGATAACGCTCCAACATGTGACGTAACAGCCACTTCTGCCACTCATCAAGTTTGATACCATCCGGTTGCTCCGGAGACTTCCACGCCAAATTGACTAACTCAATCAGACGCTCACCATCAGACAGAAACTTAGCCGATAAAGGTTTAGTGTAAATAGACGGCAACCGTAAACCATTACGAAGTTGGTGAATCATCTTTTAAGAATTGCCTCTAATGGATCATGTGCACCTTGGTCACCGAGAGACCGCTTCAGTTCTAAATAAGTTTTACGAAGTTCCGCAGCAGTTGAGGTATTGGCTTTGTTATCAAAGTCCTCAGCTAGTGCCAGGCAGATACGGGCCAGAATCTTTTGGTCCAGTGCTAGTTCTAAACCATTCAACCATTGTTCTAACGCTTCCTTGACCATCTCTGATTCCTCTCTCGGATAATTTAGCCCTTGTGTATTAATAGGCGAACTTGCGTGGGATGAAACAGCACCCATAGAAAAAACCCTACCACCGCAGGCAGGCGATGATAGGGCTATTCTGGGGCTCAACTTTATGCTATTGCCACCGGTCGTTGGTCCACGTAATGCGTTCCAATACTTTATCTTGTTTGAATCCGTTACATGCACGACACATTGATTGTAGATTACTGATGTCATGGTTAGGTGGGTCGCTTGCGATCATGTGGTCTATGGTCCAGTCGTTACCCTCTAGGTCTTTAGCACATCTCACACATACTGGTTCGAGTATGGTCTTAGCGTATGCTCTAGCCTTGACCCATTCTTTACTGTTATGCCATTCAGCCATTGTTAGTTGCGCATGCATTACAGCATGGTTCTTTTTTAGCGTCTATGGTTCTGTCAACTACGTTGCGTACACGCTCACATTCCATCCAGTTCAGTGCATGCTCCACAGCTTTGACCAGGTGATTGCGTACATGGGCTGTTATGTCGTAGTCGAATGAGCATTCCATTGACTGACATCCACATCTGAGTTTGGTGTTGCATTGCTGGCATGTCCATGTTTCACTCACTTAGTTTGGCCTTTGCGTTAGCGTCTGCGACTATCTTGCGGTACATGGTGATGTTACGGAGAACAGTGTCCATGGCGTCATCGTAGCCGATACCGTAATCATCATCACGCTTGTTCTCTGTTTTGTATGTCTTGATTAGTGTTTCGATACTATTGAGCGTGGTGGTTGATACTCGTTCAATTAGATCATGTGCATTGCTACTCATTTGAGTCCTCTTATCTCGTTGATTAGTGCTTGTGTTGTTGCAGCCTTATTAGCCCAGAACGCTCCAGAGCCTATGTTTAGGGATTGAGCGAACCATGCTTGGTGGTGTTGTTGCAGTAGCTTGATGATTTGGTCTCGCATTTGTTCGCGATGTATTTGTTTCATCATTTCATCATTTTGGATTGCCCAAGTTTGTTCCACTGATTTCCATTCACCTGGTCTTTTATTGCAAGTGCATGTTGTGCTCACGATCAACCCTCACACTCTCTGATTGCTTGCGCCTCTGTTTTACCGGTCCAACATGTGGTTTGTGTTTGTGACCAGAGAACTAGCGTACCAATTAGCACTGTCAGAGCGATGATGGCGGTGATGATGAAGTACATGGATTCTTTCTTAGTTAGGTCTGGCATTGGTGTCTCCTAATGGCATGGATGGTTTGGTGTTGATGAACGCGATTACGTCTTTTAGTAGATAACAGTTATCGAGCTCACATAATTCCCCACTTGCACAGTTGTTGCAGAGTTGTTCGTTTATGTATTGTTTGATTCTTGTCATTTCTGTTTCACGTCCCATGGTAAACGCTGTATTCGCGATGATTGCTGTTTTTTCTGCTATCTGATTTGACTGTGCTTTAGTGAATGCTTTAGTCATTAGTTATTCCATTTCTTGTACGGTCTTTTGCAGTCGTCAGCGTAGTGAAACCACATGTGTTCTTGAGCATTTGGGAAGTCGCTAAACTTTTCCCATTTGCAGATTTTGCATGTGACTAGGTAAGTCCAATATTTATTAGCTGCGACCATTGGTTTCCATTTAAATTGACTAGGCACATCTTTAGGTTTTTGAGGTGGTCCAATATTTGTGCCAGAGTCAATGATTGTGCCAGATGCTATTTCTGTGCAGTTGTTACAATTGCAAACACTTTTAATCATGCTTTTCTCCAGATTCTACCTAAACGACCTGACGCTAAAGTTGTGGTTCCAACTACGTGCACTAGACCTAGTTTGTGTAATTCGTTTCGGCTAGTTCTGATGTGTTGGTCGCTGGCTTTAGGTGCCTGGTTGATGTACATGAGTTGCCTGTATGCGTCGCACAGTTCTGGGTCTGTCATTGCAGATAGTTCTAAAAGTTTTAGGATTACTGTTCTGACGTTGATTGTTGTTGTACTGCTGATACTTGCAGCGGCGAGATGTGATGTTATTGGATCACCTATTCTTGCGTAGTTCATTTGCGAGCTCCTCGTAGATCCTGGATGATGACTGTGGTCCATACGATTACTGTCACTACTGTTACTGGGTAGCCGAATGCAGGGTTGTTTACGTTTAGTCCTGCGATGTATAGGATTCCGAAACCGCTTAGGCCTCCGATTAGTAAATGTTTCATGTTGCCCTCTCATTTGTGTCTGCGTTGGTGCAGATGTTTTGAGTCTAGAGCACTACGCGCGGTCTTTTCTAGGTGTGTTTCAGTTTCGTTACCTAATTGTTACATCATCAGAATCGGGCTCTGGTGGCTCGTACAGGGCTTGGAACCCTAAACTGACCTGTGTATCGGATAATGCTGTTCCATCGCTCCTAGAGCCGTCTGAAGGCTTATTTGAGTGTTTATGTGTCCGTCTCCAAGTTTTCACTAATTGGATTGCCTCTCGGTCGTCAGTTTCGAACTCTGCACCGCATGAACACACTTCACGGATCATCGTTTTTTATTGACCCAGATTTCAACGCCATTCTCTGTCGGGTCTTGAGCGTAAACTTTGTGAGCTTCAATAGAAACTATTTGGCCGTCATTGCTGATTACCCCAGAGATTTGTAACGCGTCTCCAATACCTCGCAGCAACTTATCTAAGTCCGGCATGGTGTTCGGGTATTGCCTAGTAACAGATTTTGGTCTTGGCATGTAGAACGTGCAGTGCAGTGAGACTGGACCCAGTAACGTCTGATGGTTGTTTTCCATAAACGAAACTTTCGCAGCCATCACTACACTTTCACGCCATCCTGGCAATTTCTTGGAAGATTCCCACATGACCACGTGCCCATTGACTACTCTTGCAGTTTTAGACCCTTGCGGTGCTGGGTCACCATAGACACGAATGTGCATGATCTAGAACGGTGGGTTCTCGGTGAGCTGTGTTGGTGCTGGTGTGTTCCATCCGTCATTTGCTAAAGGCACTGCGTGTGTGTTGACGGTGAATGTGACGTTGTTGAGTGAATGCTCGACTACCTGGTATGTGGTGCCATCCTTTTCAAATGAACCAGCCTTAGTGCCAAGGTCGCCTACGAATGTAACAACATCATCTTTGACTATCGAGCTAGCGTTATCTAGCCACATGGTCCATTGACGTTTCTTATCGGTTGGAACACCTTTGATGTTGATTGTGAATGATTCCCAACCCTTGATGACGCGACCCTTGTATTCACCATTTTCGGCAACACTTGAAACCGCGATTTGAACTTGAACTTTAGCCATGTTATCCACAGGCCCTCTCTTATAGTTAATTGTTTTTATATAGTTTTTATATATTGTTTAGTTAAGTGACATTAGTGTCACCGTATTGCTACCTTAGATGTCACCGTATGTGTCGTAGATGTCACCGTATTTGACCTTGGATGTCACGTGTGTCGAAGTTATCCACAACCTCAAACATCGGTACTTTTGGGTCAAAACTTTTATGATGAACACCGCCTTGGCATTCACCTGGACATGGGATGTTGATCCAATAGCGGTTGGTTTTGTGACCACCATAGGACTGTCCATCATGTCTGTTCAAAATAAGTTCGCCAGATTCCTCTAACACCGCTAAAGCTCGTATGACTTGACGTTCAGAAACTCCAGCATAGATCGCGAGACGGCTAATGGACGGCCATGCTCCATCCAACCCAGTTTCAGACATGTGCCATGCGATACCCAGTAAAACTAACTTCGGTGTGCCCGAATGATGTGAATGATGCAGCACTGATGAAACGCTTATAGCCGACATAAATTGACCTCTCTCATTTGTGGTGTAAGTATTCTAATGGCATAGGTGGTTATGCCGTGACGCTCCATTGAGCGTAGCCCTGCACTAGTCCCTCTCACTGGTGTAGGGCATCTCACTTTTTGAGACCTTTAGCCAACTCTTCAATGCTCTTTAGCAGTTCCGCTGTTACTCCCCTAGTGGCCTTAGCACGCTTGTAAACGCCTCGTAGGGCCTCAATGTCGCCTTTCTCAAACTCTAGGTGAGCCAAAGCAAGAAAGTCCTCTGCGGGAGTTGCAGCAGGTCTAGTAGGTATTTCGTTACGGCTAGCAATTTTTTTAGTTTCAGACGCCAATACAGCAACAATTGCTCGACCCCATGCACTGGTTTCAGCGTTCATAACTTCCGAATCGCGTTTGAAATTGGACGTACCAGGTACCGGTTCCCAAGCTGTGCCATGCCCAGGAGTGAGATCA